ATTTTGGAACAGATTTTTACTAAACTATATAATTTCTCAAGATTTAGTTTGATTTTTAATACAATAACTGTTATACTTACATTATGAAATATGTCCTTATAGATACCGCTAATCTTTTCTTTCGTGCTAGACATGGTGCTTTTCGTGCTAGTGACACTTGGGAAAAGGTAGGATTTGCGCTCCACGTAACACTTATGGCTGCTAATAAAATGGCTCGTAGGTTCGAAGCTGATCACATAGTTTTTGCTCTTGAAGGGCGATCATGGCGAAAAGACTTTTATAAACCTTATAAAGCTAATCGCGCAGTAGCTAAACAAGCACTCACTGAGCAAGAATCAGAAGAAGATAAAATGTTCTGGGAAACGTATGATTCCTTAACTAAATACTTGAGTGAAAAGACGAATTGTAGTGTCATTCGATGTCCGACTGCGGAAGGTGATGATATTATAGCACGTTGGGTTGCATTACATCCACAGGATGAACATGTCATTATCAGCAGTGATACAGACTTCGTTCAATTAGTAGCACCAAATGTCAAACAATATAACGGAATAACTGACGAATTGATCACCTTAGAAGGAACCTTTAATGATAAAGGCAAAATTGTTATCGATAAAAAAACTAAAGAACCTAAGGCGCCAGCTAATCCGTCATGGCTACTCTTCGAAAAGTGTATGCGCGGCGATTCAACGGATAATATCTTCTCAGCGTACCCCGGAGTCAGAGTCAAAGGTACTAAGAAAAAGGTTGGTCTTACGGAAGCTTTCGAAGACAGAGGCAAGAAAGGATATGCATGGAATAACATGATGTTACAGCGTTGGACTGATCCAGAAGGAGTAGAACATCGTGTACTTGATGATTATCAACGTAATGTAACACTAGTAGATCTAACTGCCCAGCCCGAAGATATTAAATTGATCATTGATACTAGTATTAAAGAACAAATTAGTCATAAAGATGTAGGGCAAGTTGGAGTTAGATTCTTACAGTTTTGTGGCAAATATGAATTGAATAAATGTAGCGAATCTGCAGAAGCATTTGGAAATTGGATGAATAAAACTTATAGTGGAGTATTAGATGGTTAAAGTTATATTTACAGCATTATCATTTATAATATTAGCATTCGTAATAGTATTAACTTTTATAGCAGCTAAACAAGATAAAGATCGTGTTACAGTAAAATATGACTGTCGTATGTTAATTGGAAACTGGCATCCAGATTTTCCAATAGCAGTAATGGAAGAATGTAAAAAGAGGATAAAGCAATGAAAGATAATATTAGAGAATCAAAATATAAAGTAGGAGATGTAGTAAGAGTACCATGGGTTACTGTAACTTTTACAATAACAGAGGTAGTGTATGATCTTACAAAGCACTCACCAGATACCCATATGTATGTAGCCGTAAATGCCGAAGATGTTGGACTTTGGTTTGAATCAGAATTATCTCTATATAAAGCTGGAGATGGGGAATGAGTTTAATTGCCAAACCAGTAATAGACAAACAGTTTTGGATCTTACAGCAAGATAACAACAAAGTTGGTAACATCGAAGCATGTGATGGTGGATTTCAAGTTAAAATCAATAATCAAGTAGTAGCACAATATAAAACTATTAAGTTAGTCGAACGTAACATCAATGTTACTTTTGAAACTATCCCAAAGCCAGAGAAGAAAACTTCAAACATAGTACATGGTTATCAAGCAGCAGGGCGTGTATACAACCCTGTATGGGACGTTCCACAAAAGTTACCTGTATATACTAAAACTAAAAAAAGTAAATCTTGGTACGCTGCCGGATGGTATACCGTTAAGAAAGGTCGCCACTGGACAGCAGAACAAGATCCTAAACTAATCGTTCTCAAACGATACCCTTACCAGGGACCATACCATTCCAAGCAAGAGGCAGAACCTAAATGACATATGTAACACAAACTTATGATTTTTATGAAGCATTAAAAGTAAAATATCCTGATTCGGAAATTAAAACCACATCAAGAATTACAGACAATCAATATTTGGTTGAGACTGTTTTGCATGGCAATTTTGTATGTGAGTCTTTTGAAGACGCTGACGCCAAAATTTACATGAAAGTTTATAATATTTTATCCAAGGAGAATTAAAATTACGAACCCTTTCAGAGATTCAGACAAATTTATGATAGCATGTGAACAATCAATCACAGGCATGAACGACGACCAGTTTAGAATGTATTCTACATTGATTACAGAAGAATATACAGAATTGCAAGAAGCTATTGCTGCTGGTGATAAAGTTGAAACACTTGATGCACTAATAGACATTATGGTTGTTGTTGCTGGTGCTATCAATAGTATGGGCGCCGATGGTGAAGGAGCATGGCGTGAAGTGATGGCTACTAACTTTGCTAAGATTGATCGCCAGTTAGGTAAGGTTCGCCGCAGAGAAGATGGAAAAATTCTCAAGCCAGAAGGCTGGACACCACCTAATCTAGCAAAATTTTTAAAGAGAGAACATTGAGCATACATCTACAAAAGTTCATTGAACGGGTACGTGGCAATGACATGCGGGGTGGCAAAGATTTTGTCATGCCCATGAAAGATGCCAAGGGAATGGCAGCTGACTTAACTGAGCTACTACTAGAGCTTAGGTCACTTAAAGAAGCTGCACTTCAACCACAAAAAGAAGAGGTTATTGAGATTAAACTGTCAGGCGGGAAGTTTTAGGGTAAAGAAAATAGTGCTAAATAATACACTATGTCTAGACCTAAGCCACACATTCTCGCCGAGCTTACTAATAAGCAAACTTACAAAACTGAGCAGATTTTAGCTTCAGTTGGTGTATGGGCTGTTTATTACGATAGCAAGCCTATTAATATCAAAACTTCTAACTTGTTAGTTCAATACCCAGGCCCGAAGTATAAAAAAGTAAGTTTCAGTAATCCTGGTCATGCCATTAATCTTGCTAAGAAACTTAATGCTCAATTTAAGACAGATAAGTTTTCAGTAATATTATTGAAAGACGGCGATAAAGTATATCCTTAGGGATTGCTATGTCTATTAAACTTAATCTCACTAAAGAATTAGTAAAAATACTAGCTTTTGATAACGAATTAAACATAGATGAGTTATATAGTGAGATTTGGAGAAATCTTAGAAATGACGGCGGATTTCGATTAACCAATAAGGGGTATGAACTATTCAGTGAATATCTAGAGTTAGAGCATTATACGGTCGATTTAAACGTTTCAGCTCTTAGTATAAAGATGTTACTAGATTTAGACCATAAATTAAAACATCCTTATTATCTACATATATATAAACATAATGTTGATTTAATATTGTTTGATAGCAAAGAAGCTATGTTAGCCAATTTGTACGGTGATATGAAGAAATTTCTTGACAACTATACCTAGCAGTAGTATAATTTAGTTTAGTTGCTCCTGTAGCTCAGTGGTCAGAGCAGAGGACTCATAATCCTTTGGTCCTTGGTTCAAGTCCAAGTGGGAGCACCAAATTTATTAAATATTCAATCAATGAAAAAATATATAACAGTAGTGAATTGGGCTAGAAATTTGAATGATATTGAAAATCAAGCAGTGATAGCGTATACCAAACAACAGGTAGAAGGTAAAAATCGTATGACCTATGAAGGTAGATTTGCCCGTTGGTGGAATACAAAAGATGCTGCTAACGCATTTCGTGATTGGGCTAAAGAATTGCAACCAAATGAAACTAAGCAAACAGAAGTAATTATATACGAAATAGAATCGGTAGATCTACAAAATTTACTATAAATATCTATTTAACTGGAGTTTAATAATGAGCACATACGTAACAAGAGTATTTTGGTCTAGATCAATGACCGAATCTGAGCAGCAAGAGATGACATACTACATTGAATCTCAAACTGCGGGCAACGGAGTTGAAACTACATATGATGGATATTTTGCTCGTTCTTGGGTAGATGATACTGCGGCCAATTCTTTTTGTGATTTTGCCAAAACTGTATTAGTCGAACCGCTGTATCCGACAACGACACAAGTAATTTTAGTAGCTTAAAAATTTTAAAGAATTGTTGTATGAAGTAAAGTAAAAAGTGTTTCGGACGGGGGTGCAAATCCCCCCACCTCCACCAAAATAAATTATATGAAATATATTCTTGTTGCTGTAATATGTTTTGGACTGAGCCTTATGTTAATTCCCATGGTGGGAATAATTGTCGGGGTACTCAAGAGTTTATTTTAGTGGGGGTGTACTCAGTATTCGACGGGGCAACAAGTAACTGCATGGACAACTCGTCACCAGATAGACGTTAAAAGTGAAAAAACCTAGACGCAAACGCATCTAAAGGCGAAGTAACTGTATCAGCAGGCAAAGAAATTCGTTTCTCAGCTCGTTCTTCAGTGAAAGCCGAAACTTTCGCAGTTTAATCACTGGCGTTGATCAACTATGATTAGAAACAGAAAATAGTAGAACCCGCTTCGGCGGGTTTCTTTATAAAAAATCATTGACATTATTCCTTGTATAGCTTATAATAGTTACACACAACCATTTAAAGAAAATCATGGCACACTTTTTAAAATCAGGTAATACATACAAAGTCGCTTCAGAAGAAGCAATGGATATTCATTCTACATTGCCAGCTGGCAACTATGTAATCAAGATTGACATGTTTGAAAACTTGTATCTTGAACACATTGATAGCTTTAATGTATCAGGCAAAATCTACGGCGATACACTTAAAAATACAGACCGTATCATCAACACATTCTGGGAACGTCCCAGCTCTACTGGTGTAATGCTAACAGGCGAGAAAGGGTCGGGGAAGACATTACTAAGCAAAAAGATCAGCATTGAGCTGGCTAAGCAAGCGGTGCCAACCATTGTTATTAACGATGCGTTTACAGGTGAGAAGTTCAATACACTCTTACAAACAATTAGTCAACCTTGTATTATTCTGTTTGACGAGTTTGAAAAAGTCTATGACAAAGATGAGCAAGAAGCTATTCTTACTTTACTGGACGGAGTGTACTCAGGTAAAAAACTGTTTATTCTAACTTGTAACGACAAGTGGCGTGTTGATCAACATATGCGTAATCGCCCCGGTCGTATTTTCTACATGATTGACTTTACTGGATTATCACAGGAATTTATTGTTGAATACTGTGAAGATAATCTTAAACACAAAGAACACATTGATCGTATTTGTTCACTGACTAACTTATTTGCTGAGTTTAACTTTGACATGCTTAAGGCATTGGTTGAAGAAATGAATCGTTACAATGAAGCTCCACAAGATGCAATGAAAATTCTAAACACCAAGCCTGAGTTTGATTCAGGATGCCGGTACGAGGTTTCGTTGATTGTTGAAGGTAAAGAACTTACCGTGACTACCCACCCTGAAGTCTTTGAAGGCAATCCTCTTGCTAATACCGTTCAGATTTCTTATGATTCAGATAAAGATGAAGATGGTGATACACAATGGATTACCAATCGATTTAGTCCACAGGATTTAGTTAAAGTGGATAACAACGGTGCCCGTTTTTTGTTTGAGAACAAAGGCATTCGTTTGATGTTAACTCGTATTAAGGCAAAAACTTACAATCCGTATGCGTTTTAACAGTAAGCCCTTCGGGGCTTATTTTTATCAGTATTGTATATTAATAAGTAAAGTATGCACAAATTTTTTATACCTCTCCAAAATTTCACGGTAGATTTAGATAAATTATCTAACGAGATTTTTACATTTTGGAAAATTGAAGATGATAAAACAAATAAGGATCTAAAAGCACCCAGTTTTACTACATCATTAAAATACGTTGATGATCCAATACTTAACTTCTCACGATACGCCGGAGCGGCAGCTGCTGCTGATCCCAATACATGGGATATCAACCCCCTAACTATATATCCAGATGGAGAATATGACCATAATCTTATTCATTGGCCTAAAATGTTAGAAAATAGTTACATGAAAGAATTAGGCGATTATTTTGCCAAACTGTTTAATGTCACTAGATATCGTACTAGGGCCAGTTATATTTCTACTCTAAAAAATCCACACACCTTTAAATTACATAACGATCCGCATACTCCATACAGACTACATTTTGCGATTAAAACTGATCCAAATGTACAATGGAAATTTGTAAACAATAATACTGACTATTTCATTCACCAACCTGCCGACAATTTTCCAACATTGATAGAGACAGGATCAACACAACACCAAATAGTAACAAATCATAAATCGATAAGAATACATTTTTGGTATCAATACTATGATGTAATTGATGAAGATGTCATTAGAAAAATTTGTAACTAATTTTATCAAAATGGTTGATTATACGTACTTATTTGCGTATAATTTTTATATTAACTAAATAACTTTATAACTTCGTAAAAAAGAAGTTGACAAGTTAAACATTAATCAGTACAATTACATATTATGAAAAACACAAGACTTTCCATATCGTATCAGTTACCACAAACCTCAGCGTTATGCTGGAGTCCGGTAGCCGCTCTACGCTCAGGAAGTCATAACGTGTTTAATATGATTGATACAGGCAAAGAATATATTAGGGTCCGAAAAGGATATGATGGTTAAGCAATAGCTGACATTTAAACTTTAAGGACCCTGGATAGAAATATGCCAGGGTTTTTTTATTTTTGCAATAAGTGTTTTAGGCAACGCGAGCCTGTAGCGCACTTTAAACATGCTACTATTAATGTGGGCGGAATACCGGATGATAAGTTCCTGGCGATAACGGGAATGTGTAAAATGGTATAGTATTAAAGCATACTGGGATCGGCTCTAACGAGACTCCATAAGGTGAGGAACTAAGTATGCTTTAATACCGACATTCACAAGAGTGTCGTAATCGCGAGGTGGCCGAGTGACCCAAGGCAAGTGACTGCAAATCTCTACAATCGTCGGTTTGAATCCGACCCTCGCGTCCAGTTTAATTTTATCAATTGTTCGGAAATAAAATAGTCGGATCTTTGATTGTAGCTTCAATAAAATCGTTATATGTTATATCTTGCCCAGTGACTTCTTTTGTTAAAATATTTAAACATTCATCAATATTAATAATATTGTTTAAGACAGATGAATAATGAATTAATAATTCAGCAGCATGGTCTGGCAATCCAAACAGCTCAAACAAACATGCTAATTTAATTATTTTATAAAGAGATAATTCTGGACAAACAATTGGATTATTTGCTTGCGTTATAGCCACCGGATCTCTTAAGTAAACGGCGTCACCTTGATATATTCTACCATGACTTGTTTGAGCAAACATGTTGAAGACAAATTTTCCTGGTAATTTTGCTGACGTATATTTTCTAGAAGTAAGATCAAATAAATCAAATCCCAATTTTCTT